ATAGCCGCAGGCTTCATGTGTGGCACATTATCTAAATCCCAAGTTCGCACTCCAAACAGAGCATTGCCTTCAACCGCAAATCTTGATTTGCCATAGTCGGATTCTATGATTGCCATTGCTACCAGAATGTCTCTGGGTATTCTCTGATCCACAGGCAGTGTCCAGTTGAGATAATCTATACACTGGTTCATTGACTTTACGAAAGTCTTAGGACCATCATATTTGAATTCTGGCTCATGTAGTCCAAAGTTTTTTGCCATCTCAACCATTCGCTTGTCTTCCTGCTTACGGATCTTGTCCACCATGATTGAATTGGGATTGAATGTGCCATAGACATAGGCTAAAACCAACAGCAAAATAAATGCCATCAATTTGTAACAAAATGCTTTTATTTTGTTGATTGTCTTTCGTGGAAGTATTTCCTGGAACTTTGCCTTCACAGCATTTGATTTTTTGTTAATGAAATCAATCAAACGTTTTTTGTACCAAATAGCCATACAAATAGTATATACTATTTTAGATATAAATCAAGAGTAAATTATCCGCTATTTCTTTGGGTTTTTAAGATGCTCTTTACAAATTTCGTACCAAAATTGACCGCCTTCCCTTAGCAGTTCATTGTCAGTACGCAGTTGTTCCATTCTTTTGTGAACCAACTTCCATTGATGTTTTGAAAATAATTTGTGTTGTTCGTAGTGTTTGTCTAATCGTAGCAACACATCGTCTATTATTGGGCAGGTGATATCCGGCACACGAGGCGCTTTCTTCTTCCATTTAGAAAACTGAGAAAGTTTTCTTTTTTTAGGTTGAGCCATAAGCGACTCCTTTCACACAATTATTTAGATATCGGTGTGTGAATGTTAAGTGATGGTTTAATGATAATGTTGTGCTTTAAATGTGGGAGTCGAAACTCCCACACCTGATCTGTTCTGTTGCCCGGTAGATCTACCGCCAAGTGGCCGGTATTAAGCGGCAACCAATTCCGCATCAGCGAATACGCTGACAGGAACTGTCACTTCTGGTTTAAATGCGTTTGCATTTATAAGTTAGCCCTTTACAGAGGCCTGACTGGTAAACTCCATGTGTCTTTAAACTCCGGTCGAAACCCAGTACACCCCCTCAAAATAAACCAGTCTATTTTAAATGAGTGTTGGTGGAGGTGGCGGGAGTTGAACCCGCGTCCCAAAAGTGTATTTCACACACTTCAACGCCTACAACACTATTTAAACAGATATGTTAATGAAAGTCAAGAACTATTTAATTTTGTGCCATCTACCGTCACTGCTTCTAACCTTGTCAGAATGTCTCACTTCAACGATGAATGGTTTGGTGTCCTTGAATGTTTTGCCGTGGGCAAATTTGAAGATATGTCCTTTGGCACTATCTTCCTTCCAATCGTTTTGGAAGTCTTCAATCACTATTTTATTTTTATAAATTTTAACTGCCATGACATTAACATAGCATATTATTACAGTGGTGTCAAGTGTGAATTATTCTCGGATGATTTTGATGTCGGTAGCAACTTCTCTACCTCTGAACTCTTGCAGTTCGTATTCAACCACATCGCCATCCATAACTTCTTTCAAGTTGGCGGCTTTAAGAGCAGAAATATGTAAGAAAACGTCCTTACCTTCAACGTCAGGAGTAATGAATCCAAAGCCTTTCGCTGAGTTGAACCATTTAATTTTACCTTTTGCCATATTTTTATTGTGTTCCTTGTTATACTGCGTATTTAGTGGATTTTAAAAAAATTGTGTGTTTGAGTTGCGGATTTTACTCCGCAACCCAACGTGAAATTACATAGAGTTTTTCTTCTCTTGGATTTCTTTTCTTCTTACTTTCACTGCTTTGCCTAGGATGCCTAGAGCCTTTCTTGCTCTAGCCGCCGCCGCTTTTACACCTTTAGTCTCAAATGCTTCTGACTCTGCGATGTAACTTTCAAAAGCAGTTTTTATTTCTTCATGTGTTGCCATGATTTGTCTCCTTTATAACGTTATAAATTTCAGTCCAGTCTTTAACTCTACGAACTGAATTACCTTCATTATATACTGAATTGTGCGGATGGTCAAGTAGTAATGCTACCAAATCCATTTGAGCACCTAATTCAGCATTCACTGGTTTGTCTTCTATCCAGAATGTACCTGGAGGTACTCTGTCTAGTGCTTCATCTTTGTCTGCGCCTGTGTCCAAACATTCAATTTGTTCAAATACATCACCAAACACTTCCTTAAGATTTTGTTCTCTCAATATATTGGCTTTTGTGTCCAGTGTTTGACTGGTAATCACACGGAATCTATATCCCAAGTCAGCCAATTTTTTAACATTTTCCACAGCACCTTCGATAGGTTCTAAAAATTTCATCCAAGCACTCTCATTGAATATCTTTATTAACACTTCCATTTGACCTTTGTTCATGTGATAGTTCATGTGCATTTCATAATGGTCTGATGCCATTTTAGGAAATCCTTGAAACTTCATCCATTCGTCGAATCCTTGTTCCCATTTAAGTAAGACTCCGTCGCAGTCTGTGGCAATGATCTTTGTCATTATTTAGGTAACGTTAATCCTGATGTTCCTTCTGTGTATTGTCTTGCCATGCCACCTTCTGTTTCAGCATAACACACCACATTCTTTTTGAATATTTCAACTGATGCTGTTTGGGAAATTGTAAAAACAAAAGGTCCTAATCCTATTCCTTTGTTGGGTATGTTCACAATAGCTCGTGGTTTAGCAACCAATAATTTATCTTCTTGATCCTCTTCCAGTCTTGCTACTACTTCCTCACCACTCATTAATTTGATAGTGATAGTATCACCTGATTGTAAATTAGGCATCTGTGTCTCCTTGTTCTAGTAGATTTCTTAATTCGTTGTATCCGCCAATGTGTTGATCGTCAACAAATATTTGTGGCACAGTTCTTGCTCCCGGCACTGCTTCTTGTAACTGTTGAACAGTCCATGTTCCGTGTGCTATGTTTCTTTCTTCGAACTCTATATTTTTTGATTTTAACAAGTTTTTGGCTTGTTCGCAGTATGAACAACCTACGTTACTCCATACAATGGCTTTAGTTATCTTTGACATTTGGTATCCTTATTGCTCCTATTCCTTCTTTGTGAAGGTCTTTTATTTCTTTATCTGTTGCTGTACCGTATATATGGTCATCACGTTCTCCCAAAGACGCTTTGCGAGCCTCCTTAGCAAATTGGTCTCCTACATTCTCACAATTCTTTTCGACCCAAGTCTTCAAATGTTGAAGTGTAGATCTACTATTGTAGAATGCTGTGTTAGTTTTTTTACTCTTACCTTTTTTGGTGCGAGGACTAACATTTGGAGCCATAATGGCTCTTCTTATCAATGTGTTGTCACACATAGGACAAGCAATCAGTTTTTTATCTTTTTGGTCCAAATACGATTTCTCCGATGCAAACCATCCTTCGAATTCGTGATCCTGAGCACACAGTAAATTATATTTGGGCATTCTTTATTATAACTTCTAAAACGGATTGTGTCAAATGTATTTAATGATATTGATCGTTGGGATTGATATGACTGGATGTTTCGTCTTTACTGTCTATGTAAAAGTTTAATGCCATTATAAAAAAGCCAAAGCCAATTAGATACCAAAGAAAGATTCCTTCTTTATGTGTTAGGAGATATACTAGGACTTCTAATCCATTCATTGTTGTAAAATCAACCATGTTCATGTTACAATGAGAATTTTTTGAATTGACCTTTTTGTACGTCCTGTTTGATACCACCGACGATATAAGATTCAACTTCTGTCTCTTGAGGAGCAACCTGCATACCTTTTGATGACAGCCAGTGCTGTGTCCAAGGTAGTGGATTTTGTGATGCTGACACATCGTAAATTGGATCATAGCCCAATGCTCTCAATCTCTTATTGGCAATCCATTCCACATATTGTCCTAAAAGTTTTTCATTCAGACCAATCAATGAACCATCCTTGAATAAATGTTTCGCCCATGCCTTTTCTTCTTCCACACAGTCTTTGAACATTTGAATCACAGTCTTTTCTGTGCCTTTCATTGCTTTGGTCATTTCAGGATCATCTCCTTTGTGCCAAGCCTTGATCACATGAGTCGAAAGGTTCAAGTGTGTGGCTTCATCTCTGGCAATCAATGAAAGTATTTTTGCTGAACCTTCCATCAATTTCAATTCACCAAATGCGAAAGTACAAGCAAACGATATGTAAAATCTTAAACCTTCCAATAGATTAACTGTGTTCATTGCTAGATATAATTGTCTTTTCAGATCAATCATATCCACTTTTTTGCCCACGGCATAATCCAAAGCCATTGATCCAAACTTGTCATATTCACCTGTTACACTTTTTGCTCTTTTTAAAATCTCTTTGTCATTTAATATTGTGTCAAACACTTCTGATGGATCTGAATACACGTTCTTCATAATGTGTGTGTATGATCTTGAGTGTATGGTTTCAAAGAAATCCCAAGTCACAATACAGCCTTCCAACTCTGGATTTGAAACATATGGTAGGAACATAAGACTTGGTCCTCTGCCTTGTACTGAATCCAACAGTGTTTGATATTTTAGATTGCTTGTGAATATGTGTTTCTGCTCTGGTCTGAATCCTTGATAGTCTGCTCTATCTTTTTGTAACGAAACCTCTTCTGGTCTCCAGAAATAACCAATCATTGTTTGATTCAATTTGTCAAACTGTGGATATTTGAAATCGTCGTACCTCTGTACGCCACCATCCTCACCAAAGAACATGGGCTGTTTGGTAAAATCTATATTTTTTTTGTTAAAAACTGTTTTTGTCATACCTACATTAATTATCTAATTTTACTTTTTTTTCCTATTTTGTCAAGTTTAAATTGTACAGGCGTCACACTCGCCGTCTTCCAAATCTGCCAGTTGTTCTTCTACATTGTTATCGCCATTGATGTGTTCACCATTTGCTCCATTGATGTGTTCACCATTCATATGTCCGTTTAATTGTGTAGATTCAACTACTTGTTCGGTTTCAATTCCTGCTGGTTGTACATCTTCTTCTTCGCCTTTGAAATCATATGTGTTTTGGTAATAAGAAGTTTTCCAACCATACTTGTATGCTGTCAGCATGTCCTGGGCCATGGCTGAAATTGGCACTTCGTTGTTGTCAAACTGTAATGGATTATAACTCCAGTTGCCTGATATGGCTTGATCAAAATATTTCTGCATCATTGCCACCACATTGATGTATCCTTCATTGCTGGGCATTTCCCAAAGCAAAGTATAGGCATTTTTAAGTTTAGGAAAGCCTGGCACAATCTGTTTGAGAGGTCCTTTTTTGCTTTTCTTAATTGACAGCAATGCTCTAGGTGGTTCAATGCCGTTGGTTTCGTTGGAAACAACAGAACTTGATTCTGATGGCATCTGTGCTGATAATGTTGAATGTCTAAGTCCATGCTTGGCAATGTCTTTTCTCAATGATTCCCATGCCATTCTTTGTTTGTGTGGCACAATTTCGTCTATCTCTTTCTTGTAGTGGTCAATTGGCAACAAACCATCTGCGTATTTTGTTTTAGAAAAACCTTCACAAGCACCTTTTTCTTGAGCAATTTTGTTGCTGGCTTTTAGTAGATAGAATTGAAATGCTTCTGACAGTCTATCTACAGAATCCCAAGCACCTTTCTCATGATATTTGTGTCCTTGTTTAGCAAGATAGTGTGCCAATCCAATGTAACCAACACCTAATGATCTTCTTGCTTTGGTACTGATCTCTGCCGCTCTCACAGGATAGTCTTGGTACTCTATAATTTCTTCCAATGCTCTCACAGCCAAGTCACATAAATTTTCCAAATCATCTAAATTGTTCAACTGTCCCACATTGATAGCACTCAAGATACACAATGCTATTTCTCCTTCAGCATCATCTATGGCATTGATAGGTGTGGTTGGCAGTGTGATCTCTTGACAAAGATTTGACATATTCACTTTGTCTTTGAATGATGAGTGTGTGTTGGCATGGTCTATATTCATAATATAGATTCTGCCTGTTTCTGCTCTTTCTTTTAACAGATCACTGAACAACTCTTGTGCTGGTATTGTATTCTTTTTGATTGAATCATCTTTTTCATATTTTTTGTACATGGCATCAAACTTGTCTGTACCGAACGCATCATACAAGCCTGGCACATCGTGTGGAGAAAACAATGTGATGTCTTCTTCATTGATAAATCTTTCATAGAACAGTTTGGATATCTGTATTGAATAATCCAACTTACGCACTCTGTTGTCTTCTGTGCCTTTGTTGTTTTTCAAGACCAGTATGTCTTCAATCTCTTGGTGCCATATCGGGAAGTGTACAGTTGCTGATCCTCCTCTGACTCCATTCTGTGTGCAACATCTCACAGTGCTTTCAAATTTCTTTAAGAACGGAACGACACCTGTGTGTTGAACTTCACCACCTCTGATTTTAGCATTGATACCTCTGATACGTCCTGCGTTGATTCCTATGCCTGCTCTTCTGGCAACGTATAAACCAATTGCCATGTCGCTTGAAAAAATTGAAGGCAATGTGTCATCTGAATCTATCAGCACACAAGAAGCAAACTGTCTAATAGGAGTTCTCACTCCTGCCATCACTGGTGTTGGAATATTGATCTTGAATGTTGAAATAGCATCGTAATATTTTTTCACATAACTCATTCTTTTGCTTTTTGGATATTCAGCAAACAGAGTTGCCGCAATCATCATGTACATGTCTTGTGGAGTTTCAAATAGATCACCTGATGATCTATCCTGTACAAGATATTTGTCCACCACCTGTCTCAATCCTGCGTAGGTAAAATCTAAATCTCTTTCCCTTTTAATCCAAGTGTTCATCTTTTTGATTTCCACCTTGTTGTATTTTTCCACAATGCCTCTGTCATACACACCTGCTTTGATATTTCTTAATATTAATTTTAATAACGGCATGTATTCGTATTGTCCATGTGCTTCTTTTCTTACATCGTAAGATAAAAGTCTTGCCGCGGCATATTGATAGTTGGGTGCATCTAGTGAAATTAAATCGTTTGCTGACTTGACTAAAATTTGTTGAACTTCTTTTGTTGTCATGCCATCATAAAACTGTATGTTAGCATTGATTTCTATCTGTGATGAAGAAACACCTGCTAAACCTTCACAGGCTTCTTCTACAACAAAATGAATCTTATCGATGTCTAAAGGTTCTAACCTTCCATCTCTTTTTTTAATTTTAATTGTTGAAGTATTTGTGATTGATTCCTTAGTATTGAATTCCATTTGATATTCTTATTCCTATTAATTTAAATTAGTATTTATCGTTTCTTGTATGTTGGTAGTATAGTGTAGAATGTAAGTTTTGTCAAACAGTGTTTTATCCATTTTTTCCATACTGTGTGCGTCTATAAAAGTGTTTTTCATTTCAATAATGTAACTAAACTTACGGTTGTTGGAATCAAATTCCGTTTTATAACAACTATGTATCTTAACATCATTATCTTTAAAATTATCAGTTAATAATAAAGTATAACTTAATAACAAGCAAATGTCAAACAAATCATACTCATTTCTTTCTATTAGTTGCCAACCTGTAAGCCATGTGTCTTTTTTGTAGATATCGGTATTGGTTTTGGTTCTAGGACACAATTTGAAAACTTCTAAAAGGTATTCTATGGGAGCATCTAAATCATTTATGATATTTCGAATGTGTTGCCAGTCTTTGAGACGTTCTGGATAACTGCCGTAGAATATATTTGGTTTAAGAGATATTTCGTATTTGAATTGTGACATCTGCTAATTCATTGGCTTGTGGTACATTATTGATTGCTTGAACAACAAGTGTTTCAAAGTTAGCGTCTGTGTCTTGATCTGTTAATTGCGTGGTGAAGTTCAACAGATCTGCGTTGTTGCCTTGATGATCGTAACTGTCGCTGATATGACTTGTATTATTCACTTTGTCAATTATGATTGTAAGTGTGCCTTTTCTCATTCCTGTATCTTGTGTTGCCTTGTATTGATAATCTACTTGAATTGTTTTGTTTGTGTCTGCTGGAAGTCTAATAAAGTTAGTGTAAGCATTCAATTGTCCAATTGAAAATTTAGTTGTGAATGCAAACTCTCCTGTGAACGATCCTTCTATTTCAGCAATGTAAGGCACACTGCCGACAAATGATCTGATCATTGAACCAGTTCTTGTGAAGTAATCGTGTTTGGATGTGTTGCCATTTTTTTCAAACTTGATCACACTGTGAACAGGTGCTGAATCTAATCCAGCATCATTACCCACTTTGCTAAATGTGTTGCTTGAACTGATATTGCCAACACCTTCTTTGATCCATAATGCTTGTAAATTAATGTCTGCAAATTTTGAATTGCTTATTGAATTGTTGATTGGTCCTGTTGCCTGAGCAATTTGACCCAACACTGTGTCTTTGCCAAACACTACACCATAACCACAACCTTCAACAGTTGAATTATTAAAATTGTTCATCTGTACATCATGATTTGATAAGACAGCATATGAAAAACCTGACACTGTAATTTTGTTGAAACTGTTGTTTTTTGAAGTTACTGGAGTTGAAGTTGCTTCCAACAAGATACCCACTTGAGTTGCTTCAATGGCGGCACCTTGTGACTGCACCCAAGGACCTTTCACATGAATGTCAGTGAATGAACTGTCTTTACAACTTGCCAATTTCAAACCTGGATGAGTTGTGTTACTTTCCAGAGTCATTCCAGATAGTGTAATGTTAGTTGCTTGATTGATTGAAGTTGTTTGTGCCGCAATGCCCTCGCCATTAATAGTTTCAAATACAGGAAATGCTCCTGTTTGTGTGATCACAGTTTTGCCACTTCCATCGCCTATTAAATTAGCATAAGGTGGAAGTTTGATACTGTTTGAGATAGAATACAATCCTGCTGGAATTAGTAGTGTAATTCTTTTTTTGTAATTGTCAGCGTCTTGTGAACTGCTCCAAGGCAAAAACAATTCGTCTATTGCTCTTTGGAGCGAGGCTGTATCATCTGTTGTGCCATCACCTGTAGCACCAAATGATTTTACACTCACAGTATCGTCTAATCTGGCTTGTAATGTTCTTTTGATAGGAGTGGCTGGTTCAACACCAGTTTGAATGTTTGATCCATCTCTGTATGTGTACTGATCACTCAATTCAAACAGATTGTCGTGTTCTGTCAAAACTTTTGAATTGCCTACTGCTGGTGCACCTTCTGATACAGCACCATTACCTATGAACAATTCTTGAGTGTCCACAGCCCAACCCAGTTCTCCGCCTGCTAGTTGGGGTAATCCAGAACCTGCGTTCTTTCTACCTCTTCTTATTTGAATTCTTGATATTGATACAATTGCCAATGTTTTTCTCCTGCTGTGAGTATTTATCGTGTGTTTGTGGTAAATTGATGTTGATGTTTAAACTGAGTGTTTAATGTAGTATTCTTCCACCCTACGCCACCATTGATCTTTGTATTTGTTGTAGTTTAATGGTGTGATATCAAACTGTTGATAGGTAAAGTCCCTAGCACACATGAACACGTGTCCTTCTTTGATGTCTGTGCCATAAGTCTCGTTGTGTGCCTCAGCATAAGCCACCAACTGTAAAAAATAATCTTCAATCCATTCTTTCTTTTTAGGTTTATTAGTCTGTTTAAAGTCAATGATACAAGGTGCTCCTTTGTATTCTCCCACACAGTCTGTGGTGCCTGCGTATATTTTCGGAAAATATAAACCAACCTCTGATCCCCATATTTCATTCACATCTACCAGTGCATTTTCATACACTACTTTTGCCATGTTAAATGCCTGTTGAGCATAAGGATTAGATCCTGGTTTATTCCATTCTCCATTGGCAATGTAATCTTCAATGTATTTGTGCATTCTAGTTCCTATGCCAGATGCTTCTTTTGTGATACGAGTGGCATTTTGTTCTCCAACTCTTTTGCGCCATTCTATAAGATGTGTTTTGTCTTTGGTTGAATCCAATATGGTGGTCACTGACGCCACAGCACTGCCATCTGGACACTGATAAACTCTTTTGCCATTAAGAGAAGTTCGTGATAATTTTTTATAATCTATTTTGTTTGTTATCAATGTCATTGAGCAAAAATATTACTTTACAGTATATTAGTGGAAATGTCAAGTGTTATGTGCGTTTTTTGGTTGCTCTCTTTGCCATTGTTTTGAGACTGGAAGAACGAGCACCTTTCTTGGTAGGAATATCTGGAGATTCAGCATCTGTGTCCAGTGTGATGCCTGACTGATCAAAATCTTTAACCATCTTCTTTATGGCTGGATTGGAATCGTATGCTGATTTGAAAGCATCGTGATTGACACTGACGCCTCCAACATTAGATAAAATTTTGTTCAAAGCCGCAAAACTCAAATATGCTTTTTGATTTTGCGAATCAGCACTGCTGATTAAATTTCTTAGAACTCGAATTAAATCTGTGTTAGAGGCTTCAGAAATTAAGCCTTTTTTTTTGACCTTGTTGAAAGTGTTTCAGCAAGTCTTCTAGACAGTCTTATGAATGATTCTCTTTTGCCTCTGTCTGCTGTTTCTTCTCCACCTGATGCTGGTTCGCTTGCTGAAAAGTCATCTGCTTGATCTGGCATGTCCATATCAGCATCATCATCAGTTGAAGGTTCCATAGCAGGTTCTTCCGCATCGCTATCCGCACCAATTGTATCTGGTGCTTGTTCGCCTGTCAGGACGGCTACGCCACCTGTTAGTGCTTCTCTGGTTGCTTCTAGAGAGGTGTATAAAGATTCTAAACTTGGCTTAACTGAGTTTGTGAATTGTTCTGATTGTTCTGCTCCCATTTCATCTCTGATTGCGTCTGCTAATTCCAACATTGACTCTGTCTGCATGGATGCTGTGTCTTCCATCCAGCCTGTGATTTTATCAACCATGTCTTTAGCCGCCATCACCAATTGAGCAGATTCTTCTGCGCCTTCTTTAACTTCTTTCTTTTTGTCTTTGATTGCTTTTTTCATTGGCTCTTTTTTATCGCCATCTTTGTCCATATCTAAAAAATCTGGTTTTGCTTTTTCATTCATAGTTTTTTGTAATAAGTCTTCTGCGTCTTGAAGTGTGAATTCTTTGTCGCCTACTTTGAACTTATCTCCTTTTTTCATGCCTGCCGCTTTGGCTTTTTGTACTGCTTGAGCAAATGCGTTGCCTTCCATTGCTTCTGGTTCGTATGCTGGTTCTTTCATTGTACCATCATCTTCGAATTCCGTTTCAACTCTTTGAATTGCTTTTTTGATCACATCTGAATCTTCTTTGCCTGCTCTTGATTTGATGTCAGCAATCACGGCATCTTTTTTCATTTTTAATGATTCTTTTTCTGGATCAAAATAATCACCGATCATTTCTTCTGCCGCTTGATCCACTTTTTTGAAATAACCTTCTTTAGCAATCTCTCTGTCATTGATAGCAGATGAGATCACATCCAAGAACA